ACTAGACTTTGCCAACGTAATGCTCTTTCTATTTCTTTATTGTCCATCTATACTTTCCGCTAACTCTGGAAATGTTTCTCTCCAGTCAGTCCCTCTTGTTTTATCACAACTGTCTAAATATTCTACCAATGCAGGTAATTTATGACTCCAATCTTCTGCGTACATAAATTTAATTATACCTTCCCAACGCTGTCTGCCCATAGGATGATCATTGAAGTACTTGTCATTTGAATGCCTAATTAGAAAGTCTTCGATATTTCTACGCACCTTGTTTTTAATTTCTATAGGCAATACTTTAATATTCATATAACTTGGTAGATATACAAAATGTGTATTAATAAAAGGTGCAGCCATATGTGTTCTTTTATTATTAATTTGATTTGCTTGTATTGACCATTCTACAAAATTTGTTAAGTCAAGTGCATTAAGTGCTTGTACAGCACAAGCAATATTAACTTGATGATTTTTATCTAGTTCTTGTGTAATGTAATAGAATGCATCAAGTTGATCGCTCCATACACTTGGATGTCTTATGTAATTGTTTACACGTTCAGTTCCATCCATACTAAAATTTACAACAACTTCTTTAAACTGATTCCAATAGTTAACAGCCTTTCTCATACTAGGAGGGTGTCCATTGGTGTTATATCTTAACTTAATATTTTTTGCGTGACCATCTGCTATTAGCTCTTGTAATATTTTCCAATGCTCGGGAATCATTAATGGCTCACCGCCAGCAAAATATAACTGCTGAATGTTATGACTTTGCTGCATCATACTTTCAATAAAACTTCCCTTCTTGTACCAAGTGTAATCAAAGTTTTGATCCCAATCTTGATCACTTGCTAGAATAGGATTTTTGTAATTAGGTTGTTGACTTCTCCAATCCTTAATCCAACTTGAACTATCGTGCGGCGAACACATTACACATTTTAGGTTACATACATTTCCTAAGCGTAAATCAAAGTAAGGAATATCAACCTCCAAACTACCATCTTCTTGTGTTTTATCTACAAGGTTTTTCATATCAATTTTTCCTTCCCATTCACGTGTTTCCCATTGACGTTTGCTCACTACACCTTTACTTTCTTCATCAAAGCATTTTGTGCAACTTACAGGTACTTCACCATTTAACATTTGCAGTCTTGTGTTACGCATATGTTCACTATTCCATACTTCTTCAATAGTATGGTCTCTCAAGTTCATAGCAATACCGTCTTTCTTTACAAGTCCTGCAGTCTTATTATCTTCCGGGCCAGCACCACTTGCATTTGCTGTACAGCAAACTCTCACATCACCATTAGGCCTAGTCGCCATATGTATCCAAGGTAGCGGGCAAAACGTTTTACTCATTTGGTATCCCTACAAACTGTTTATTTAATTTATCAAAGTTGCCGCACTGCCTTGTACATTCTTTCAAACCTGTAGTTGACCAGCAACTTGATATTTTGCTAAAAAAGCCACTTGCAAATATATCGCTAAGACTTTTATTATTTAGATTAGGATATTCTTTAACTTTGCTCATATAATCTATACGAGAAAAACTATGCTGCGGCACCCATTCTAAATCTAACCAACAGCAAGGACTTACACCGCCGTTAGCAGCAACATATATTTGGTTATATTTTTGTGCTTTACAAGTGATGTTAGGTAACACATCTTGTTTTGCTTTTTCAACTCCTGCACTGTTTTTATCACTATGCGTAGTTGGATACAAAGTATGTGTTATATTGTAATTATCATCTATAACATCTAGTTTACCGTCTCTGAATCTACTTGTGTGTTTTTGATAGAAATGTGTAAAGCCTAATTCTTTTGACATCTGTTCACATTTACTAACTTGGTGTTCATTATGTTTGAACACTAACATATCCCAACGAGCATCTCCACCTGCTTGTATAAATGCTGTTGCATTTTTTATTATTTTGTTAAAGTCTGTGTTTACTCTATAAAGAGAGTGAGTGTCTTCTAAACCATCTATACCAAACACAACTTGCACATTCAAACTTGCTAATTCTTTCCACCAATCTATAGACCTTGCACTGCCGTTAGTATGCATTTGTAAATGCATTATAGGATTGGTTTCTCTAAGATATCTGTATATTTCTAAAGTGTCTGTTGCAATTATAGGATCTCCTAAATTACCACACATATTCAATTCATCTAACTGTTTTACAAAGTCTCTTGGAAACCAATTAACAAAAGTGCCTAAATCTATTTCTTCAAGATATAAAGTATCAAGGAGCGGTCCGCCTTGTATTCTGCGAGGACACATAGGGCACTTTGCTTGACACTTAGATGTCACTTCAAGGTGAACTGATTTGATTTGATCTATGTTATACATTACTTGTGTCCAATAAGCATAAATCTTATATACTTTTGTAATTGTAACTCATCCTCAACCATATATGAAGATAAGCCACTGCTTTTTTTAAATGCTGCTAAAGATGATACACAATTTACGTGTTCATCTAGTTCTTTATAATCATTACTTTGTAGTACTATTTTACAATCTTTAGGAACATTTTGCAACCATTTTTTATATTGTGCTTTGGTCAGATGTTCACAACTTGTATTAATAACTATGTCAGGTTTTTTGTCGTAATGGAAGTTACACATATCTTCTGTAACAGCAACAAACTTGCCTTCCATTTCTTGTCGCTTATTCATTGTTCTTGCTATTTCTTCGCAAACAGGATCAATATCTACACTTGTAATATGTTTTATTCCTATTTCACTGTTAAACAACATACTAGCAAGTACACCATTCCATCCACCAAAAATAATAACTGATGCATTTGCAATACGTGATTTTCTTTCAAGAGATTCTATTAACCAAGTTTTGGATTGAAGTTGTCCTCCCCAAAAACTTTCAAGTGTTCGACTTCTGTCATCGCTGTTGCGAATAGCATCCATCCAAAATTTTATATCTTGTATATCTATTTTCATCTTGATTTTGGTATTTTACTGTCTGCAGAACTTACACAGGTGCTAGTAATGCATTTAGATGGTGCTTTAAACAGCGTAAAACCGTCTGTAAGCGTGCCTAAAGGCTCTTCCGCACAACTATATGCTCTCTTAACTTCCACCCCCCTTATAACGCAACTTTGATACCCTGCTGCGCAATTCCAATCTTTAAACTTATTGAAGTCAAATGCGTTCATTCTTTCTGCTTGATCCAATCCGTAATCGTTACCTTTGTGATCTTCAAAATACATTTGCATAACTTGTTCACCTTTTATGTGTTGTGGAAATTGTTCTTGCATCATTAAGTGTTGTTTCACAGTATATCCATCTACAATAAAACTAGCAGTTGGATCGCTTTGTGGTTTAAGTGTTACATTAATACCCCTTTCTGAAAATCGTTTGCACCTTTCATAATACTCGTCAAAATGGTGAGGAACCATTACTTGATTGATTGTAACTAATACACCGTCAGCCATAAGTTGTAAACATTTGTCTCCAAACTCTTGCTCCTTTGCAAACTCAGAATGGAAACTAGCAGTAATACTTCTGCGTTGTAATTTACTCGTTGCTTCTAGCCATCTGTTCCACCATTTGCTACCTGGAGATAGATTAGTGGTCATATGTATACTTTGGTAAGGTGCTTCTGTATCACTACAGTAATGCTCTATAAGCTCTCCAAAGTGTTTGTACGCTGTTGGCTCGCCTCCACTAAAACTAAAATGGAATTCAGTAAATCCATTATCTCTTGCCTGGCGTTTAATTTCATCTATCGTATTTTTGTAGACATCTAGTTCTTGATGATCTGGTTTATCCGTTCTTGCATATGGCCAACAGTAACTACAACTGTAATTGCAAAAGCGACCAAGTATCCAACTAACATTGAATAAAGGTTGATCTAGCATAGTTTTTTGGCCGAACTTTACAATGTTTTGGAACGGAATAAGAGTAAAATCATTCATTATAAACATATTTAACCACTTTACATATTGACAAATGCATTCAAGGCTTATATAATAAAGAACAAATAAGGTTCATTTTATTATTAGGAGAACAAATAATATGTCAAATACAGACGCTATCAAAGCAGCAATGGATGTTTTTCTTGCTGAAGATGAGAAATTTGAAGCAGGTAACGGTGCTGCCGGAACCAGAGCAAGAAAGGCCCTACAAGAGATGACTAAGGCTATCAAGGAAAGACGTAAAGAAATCACTGATACAAAAAACTCTCGTAAAGAGGCAAAACTTAATGGGTGATGATAACACTTTTACTATTACATTAGATAATGATGATATCTACGGTGGGGCCTCTGGCTCTGCCGTAACATCATATGATACCAATTTTACTTTTGATACTTCATCTACTCTTGACAGTGCAACTGATTGGTCTTATAGTACAGACAGCCTTGAAGTCGACAGTGCTATGCGCAAACGACTAGAAGCCATTGAATCAAGACTAAACATTTTAGTTCCAGATCCTAAAAAGTTAGAAAAATTTGAAGCACTTAAAAAAGCATACGAACACTACAAACATATAGAAAGGTTATGTGAAATTGATGACGAGGACGAAAAAGAAGGTCCAAACTTCTAAAGATAAAAATAAGTTATTCAGAGATATAATGCGTATAGACTTTCTCCAAGATGAGATAGAATACGCTACAAAGCAATTACAACCACACGACACAGGCCATATAAATACGGCTATAAGTTGGTTACATCACAGAGTTAGACAGTTAAAAGGACAAACAGATGACTGAAGTAAAATTGATTTCCTATAGCACAGCACCACAAGGAGTAGGTTTAGACAACTGTCAAGAACTTATTGCTTATTGTGCTAGAGTAAGCAATCCAAGCAATCAAATGAACAGTGAGACAAGTGAGAAACTTATCAAGTATCTAATTAAACACGCTCATTGGTCTCCACTTGAAATGGTAAGTGCTTGTTTAGAAATAAACACAACACGAGATATTGCACATCAAATTGTAAGACATCGTAGTTTTAGTTTCCAAGAGTTTAGCCAACGCTATGCAAATCCTGCAGAGTTTGGTGAAATGTTTGTAACACGTGAAGCACGTTTACAAGACAAACAAAACAGACAAAATTCAATTGAACTTGATGATGAAAGTGAATTACATTATGATTGGGCTTCAAAACAACAAGAAGTAATTGAAAAAGCAAAAGAAGTATATAACTGGGCTATCGACAACGGTATTGCTAAAGAGCAGGCTCGTGTTGTCTTGCCTGAAGGTAACACAAAAACACGTTTGTATATGAACGGAACACTGCGTTCGTGGATTCATTATATTGAACTACGTGGCGCAAACGGAACACAGAAAGAGCATATGGATATTGCACACGCCTGTGCTAAAGTCATTGCTGATATTTTTCCACTAGCAACAGATTTAGTCTAAGGAGGCTAAAATGGAATACAGTTTTTACTTTACTCGTGGTGTGACCTAATGAAAAGGTACGGTATAATGGTGTGCATAGACGGGGACGATGATTGGATGTTTGTTACAGAAGATTCTGGAGAAGCATTTATACGGCAACCTATTTTGTTCGATGACTTTGATGAAGCACTTATTGCTGCTGAAGATTGGATCGAACCAGGAAAGGAAGAAAATGTAATGGTAGTTGAATACGAAGGATAATTTTTATGTGGGAACTTTGGTGTAAAGCAATAGGAAGAAAGGCATTTGAAGATGATAAACAAGCAGACAGAGTTGCGGTTATTCGTACTCTGTGGATTATACTGCACATTGTTACTTGTTTGGCTATTATAGCAGGTAACGGTAGAACATTAGAGCTATGGTAATATCTGTTTTGAATCTAAATTGCTCGGAAAAAAGTAATTTCTCTTGACAAAGGATATATATCATCATATAATCTAATTTTTGTTGAAGGAGCAAACTGACATTGGCTGGTAAAAGAAAAACAATAAGAAGCGCACCTAGGTTGCGTAAAGGCGCCAAACTAACAGAGCCATCTTGGGATGGTTGGGAACAGTTATCTGGCGAAGAGTTTCATCGTAAGAAACAAGGTTCACACCAATGGTACTATGCTAACTTTGCAAGTAAAGACCTTATGCCAGCAGTTTGGATCTGGATGGAAGCCAATGGATACACTAAAGATGATATTAAAAAAGCAAAAGCAGCAGCAGATAGCACAGTAAGCACAACCGCTGCAATTACTTGCAAAATGCTTAACAATGGTATGCCTGATTTTTACAAGCCAGCAGCAGAATATTGGGATAGTCTACCAGGAACTTCTGGAGAACTTAGACCTGTTACAGAATTTGTAAAGAAAAGAATCGCCGAAGCACTGAACGAAGGTAAAGATAAAACTGAACAAAAAGAAAAAGAAGATGCAGCAGCGGCAGCAAAAGAAGAAAACAAAAAACTAAGTCAGCCAAGTATCCAAGATAGAATTAGACAAGCATCATATCTTATGTGTGAGTTTATTGAAGCAGCACACGACGATTACTTAGACGGAAAAATAACAGACTTTAAAGATATCAAGCCTGCAACAAGACTTAGACAAATGGAGTGTAAGCAGCCACACGCTAGAATGATTAAGGCTTCATATGATGGACAAATTAAGGAATATGAAGAATTACTTAATCCTAAAAAACTAGGAAAAGATGCTACAGAATTAGAAAAGGACTATGCACAACAACTTAAAGAAGGGTATGCGCATCTTAAGAAAACAGATATTAAGAAACTGTATGCTTTTTATATTGCAGTGCAAGGCGCTTGTGATGCTATTATTGCTGAATCAAAAGCAAATAGAAAGCCACGTAAAATTGCTAGAAAATCACCAGAGCAACTTGTAGCAAAAATGAAGTATAAAGTTTCAGACGACAAGTATAGCATTTCAAGTATTCCTGCTTGGAAACTAGTAGGTGCAACGTGCTTGGTTGTGTTTAATGGTAAAACTCGTAAACTGGGAATATACTACACAAGCAATGAAGATCCATTAGGCGGTATGCGTGATGGTACAGGACTAGACATTAAAGGAACAACATTACAGCGTTTTGATGATGATAAAAGCGTTGCTTGTACACTGCGAAAACCCGTAGAACAACTACGTGAAGTAAAATCGCTAAATACACGTAAGAAGTTCGAGAATTGGTTTGCAAAACTTACAACAACACCAATTAAAATGAACGGTCGTATAAACGCTGAAACTGTATTAATAGCAGCATATTAAGCGTTTTGTAAAGACGCTTTATAGATAAAGAGAATAAATACTATTATGAACAGTACAGCAGTTGAAAAAGCACTACAAGATCTTACACTAGCACTTACCGAAGACGGCTCAATTACAGCAAATTCGTCGGTTAGTTTTAGTGGGAACATTTATGATAAAGGGTTCTACTGGGCGGGTAGAGACTATACTAAAAAATTCGTTATGGTTGCTGATGAAGATAGACTTTTTTCATCAGAAACAATTGATATTGGCCGCGGCAAACATCTTGCTATTAACGGCAACGCAGTCCTTGCTGAACAAGAACTAGGCAGAAGCGTTACAAAAAGTAATTTACGTGAAGTAGGTAGACTAAAAGGTCTTATTGTTGATGGTAGCGTAAGCATTAATCAATACGTTTACTTTGATGCAAACAGTGATAGACTAGGTGTTGGTACTGAAGAACCTAATGCAGCACTTTCAGTTGCAGAAGATGGTATTGAAGTGATGGTTGGTACTGAAGACTTTGTAAAAGGTTTTGTTGGTACATTTGCAAGTCACGATTTAGAATTTAAAACAGATAACACAACTAGAGTAGCAATTAAAGCAGGCGGCGATATTGCACTAGGTAACAGCAATGCTGCACCTATAAAAGTTTCAGTCAACGGCAAACTTGCTATTGGTGTTAATAATCCAGATAGTGATGTAGACTTACACGTAAGAGGTGCTATCAAGTTTAACAATAAAAAACATTTAGCCGGTACTGCTCCTCCAACAGGTGGACAATTCAATCAAGGTGATATTGTATGGAACGATGCTCCACAACAAAGAGGACACATTGGTTGGGTATGTATTAGAGCCGGCAATCCTGGTAACTGGGCACCATTCGGCGACATTAGGTAGTAACTGTGATTGCCTATTGCATAGGTAATGGTGAAAGCCGAAGATTCTTAAACCTTCCTAAACTAACAGAAAATAAAACAGTAGTAGGTTGTAATGCATTACACAGAGATCTCGCTGTAGATCATTTAATATGCTGCGACAGACGTATGGTAGATGAAGCAATACAAAGTGATAACACTGCTAACACTAAAATTTATGTTAGAGATATGTGGTTCAAGTATTTTAGAAAGATTAAAAAAGACAAAAGAATAAATCATTTACCAGACTTACCTTACAAAGGTGAAAAGAAAATAGATCAACCTTTACATTGGGGCAGTGGAACTTATGCACTTTTAGTTGCAGCAAGTTTGCCAGACATTACCGAGGTAAGAATAATTGGTTTTGACCTATACGATAAAAATAGTAAGGTGAATAACATTTACAAAAACACAATGCACTATGCTAAAAAGGATGATAAACCTGTAGACTTTAGTTATTGGGTGTACCAAGCACAAAAAGTTTTTGTTCACAATCCGCAGATAGAATTTAATATCATAAATGCAAAAGATTGGCAAACTCCAACACAATGGAAACTGCCCAATGTGTCAAGTCAGCTCTTGACAACTGCCTAAATAGATCGTATAATTAATTTTATGTTTAACAAGGACTTGGCGTCAACCCTTCTAATTCTGCCGCCATTATTTAAAACAGGAGAAAATAATGGGAAAACATTACAGTACTAAACACTATGGACACAATATTGGACTATCGGCAGTCTTTAGACAGCCTAACGCAGATCATTCACACTGCCATTTATTGCACGGATATAGTTTAGCATTTACATTTACATTTGGTTGTGATGAACTAGATAATAAAAATTGGGCAGTTGACTTTGGTGGACTAAAGCCTTTGAAGGCTTGGTTGGAAGATAGTTTTGATCATAAGACTTGTGTAGATGTTAATGATCCGCATAAACAAGACTTTTATGATTTACAAGATAAAGACTTATGTGAAGTAAGAGAGTTTGATGGTGTAGGTGCAGAGAAGTTTGCAGAACACGCATTTAACTTTGCAGACAAATTAATTAGAGAAGCAACAAATAATCGTTGCTATTGTATCAAGGTCGAGTGTGCAGAACACGGAGCCAACTCCGCAATTTACGAGGCATAGATGAGAATTATAGCAGGACCGTGTCAACACGAAACTCTAGAACAGAGTTTAAGAATAGCAAAAGAATGTAAACGTGTTTGTGATAAGCACGGTGTTGATTATATTTTTAAAGCAAGTTACGATAAGGCAAATAGGTCAAGTATCAAAGGCAAAAGAGGACAGGGATTACAAACTACTATGCAAGACTTTGAAAGTCTTAAAAAAGTAATACCTAGTTTAAAAATTATAACAGACGTGCATAACGTCAACGAAGTTTTAAAAATAGGAGCATATTATCAAGACATAATTGATGTATTACAGATTCCTGCTTTCTTGTGTAGACAAACTGATTTGGTCCGTGCTGCGGTCAAAACAGGAATGATTGTAAACATTAAAAAAGGACAGTTCCTTGCACCTTGGGACGTTGAAAACATTTTATCTAAAACAGAAGGTGCTAAAGAAGTTTGGATTACAGAAAGGGGAACAAGTTTTGGATATAATACTTTGGTCACTGATTTCACTGGCCTTCAGTTTATGCTGTCTAATTATAACGTTCCCATTGTTTATGACATTACGCACTCAGTTCAAAAACCCGGAGGTATGGGCACTAGCAGTGGCGGTAATCGTGAGTATGTGCCTGGCTTGGCTCGTGCTGCATCTGCAATGGGTGTAACAGAATTCTTTTTAGAAGTTCACGAAGATCCAGATAATGCACCTAGTGATGGACCTAATGCATTACATTTAAAAGATTTTAAAACAGTTGTCGCAGACATTGTTAAATATTCTTACACAGGTTAGGAAGATGGTTAATGGCATTCGACAAATCCAAAGAAACTAAAGAGCAACGTAAAGCAAGGAAAGCACTACTTCGTGCTGAGAAGGTAGCAAGACAACGATTGCAAGAAACTGTTACGACCGATGCATCAGTACAAATAAATGTTCTTTGTGTTCGCTTTGGTAACAAGTACGGACAAGAATACGTCATTAGGTTAAGGAATATGGTGGAGCGCCATTTGAATGTTCCTTATAAATTTTGGTGCTTAACAGATGATCCAGCCCCAATAGAAGGTGTTACTAGTATCATACGTCCTAATCAAGGTTATAAAAAAGGTTGGTGGCACAAAGTACATATGTTTGAAAGTTCTATGCCTATTCCGGGTAGAATATTATATATGGATCTAGATGTAGTGATACATAATAATATAGATAAACTTGCAACTATGTGGACAGAAGACTTTGTTGGAATTAGAGATTTTAATAGGAAGTTTCATCCTGGATATAAGTACTTGAACAGTTCAGTAATGGCGTGGAATGCTGGTAGTCAAAATTATATTTTTGATAAGTTTAAACAAAATCCAGAATATGCTATGCGAATGCAAGGAGACCAAGACTGGACTTGGGCACAGGCTAAAAAACATATGAAGTTTTGGCCAGATAAGTGGATACAAAGTTACAAGTGGGAAATAAGATCACGCAGTGAGTTAGGAATGCAGCACGGTATAAGAAAATTTAAAACAATACGTGATGATATTGTTCCTGACAAAGAATGCTGTATTGCAGTTTTCCACGGTGAACCTAATCCTGCACAAGTGCAAGATAAATTTGTAGTGGATAATTGGCAATGAAACAAGACACATTTATAAAAGAATATAAAAAAGCATTTAGCAGTGAATACTGTAAAAAAGCAATAGAAGTCTTTGAAATGATGAAGGAACAAAGACAAACTATAGAACAGAATAATATCAAGAAAAATCAAGACGACAGAATTATGTATGACTGGGCACCTGGTAATGGTATACAGTATTATGATCATAAGTTTTGTCAACATTTTTTCCAAACAGTACACCAATTCTACGACAAGTATGTTGGCGAGTATGATATATTAGAAACAATTGAAGGTCATAGTCCAAAAGGAATGTGCATTCAAAGGACAGGTCCTAAACAAGGATATCACGTATGGCACGTTGAAGATGGTGGACAAGCAAGTTGCAATAGAGTAGTTGCTTACACATTATATCTTAATGATGTAGAAGAAGGTGGAGAAACAGAATATCTTTATCAAGGCGTGAAAGTAAAACCTGAAGAGGGCAAACTAGTATTTTGGCCTGCAGGTTATACACATCCACATAGGGGCAATCCTATCTACGAAGGTTACAAGTATATTATCACTGGCTGGTATACTTATGACTCGTAGATTTATATTTGATGTTGACGGAACATTAACACCTAGTAGATGTTCTATGGATCCAGACTTTCAACGATGGTTCCTTAACTTCCAAGAACACAATTTTGTTTATCTTGTTACTGGTAGTGACAAAGATAAAACATTAGAGCAAGTTGGACAGATGGTTTATAACTTTGCTGATAGAGTTTACAATTGTTCTGGCAGCGACGTTTACGAACAAGGAAAAAATGTGTATACAAGTGAATGGAAATTACCTGAACTTGCTATTAATTTTTTAACACAATGTATGAATGAAAGTATGTTTGAACTAAGAACAGGTTTACACTTCGAACATAGACCTGGTATGTGTAACTTTAGTGTTGTAGGTCGCAATGCAAACCAAGAACAACGTAAATTATATGTTAAGCACGATACAGGTTTTGATGAACGTAATACAATTGCAAAAGCATTTTGTACAATATTCCCAGATATAGATGCCAAAGTAGGCGGCGAAACAGGTATTGATATTTTTCCAAAAGGCAGTGATAAATCACAAATATTAAGAGATTTTGATCCCAATGACGAGTTACATTTCTTTGGCGATGCAATGCACCCTGAAGGAAATGATTATCCATTAAAGAAAGAAATCATTGACAAAGACTTAGGTCTCTGTTATAATGTTAAAAATTGGGAAGAGACGTGGAAAATATTACGAAAAGAATAGGCTTTGCCTGCAAATATATGCACCCTGATCAGACTCAGAAGAAGAAACTTCTTGAGGAGATTCAGCGTCCATTGAACACACGCAGTACAACTGTTGCGTGGCTTAATAGGCAAACTAAAGAAGTTGCTGAAGAACGATTGTGGGACATTATGGTTCACAACATACAATCGTATTTTAATCTTATCAATTATGTAGGAGGATTACCGAATGAACTTAGAATGGTTAGGTTGGGAAGTGACGTCCTACCTGTTTATACTGAGCCTACTTGGTCTTACTTCTGGCGCAAGCCTGATGTACGAAAATATTGCGAGACTAACTTCGCTCACGTCGGCGCAAAGGCTCGTGAACTTGATGTCAGGGTGTCTATGCATCCTGGTCAGTTTACTGTACTTGCGTCAGATAATCCTGATATCGTAGAAAGGAGCATAGAAGAATTTGAATATCACACCGATGTCTTCCGCTGGATGGGATACGGCAAGTCCTTCCAAGATGCGAAGTGCAATGTACACATATCCGGTAGGCAAGGTCCAGCCGGTATACAAGCAGTCCTCCCAAGATTATCTCAAGAGGCGCGAAATATTATTACGATCGAGAACGACGAAATGTCGTGGGGCATCGACGCAAGTATCGAACTTGCAAAAGACCTCGCCCTCGTTCTTGACATACACCATCACTGGGTCGCTAGTGGAGAATACATTCAACCAACCGACGATAGATTTGCTCGCATAGTAGACAGTTGGCGTGGTGTGCGGCCTGTTATACATTACAGTGTATCACGTGAAGATCTACTTGTAGGTCATAATCCAGACACCTTACCTAATATGGAGGAATTACTTGAACAAGGATTCAAAAAACAGAAACTACGTGCTCATAGTGACTTTATGTGGAATAGGGCTGTTAACGATTGGGCTTTGTCTTTTAGAGACTTCGCAGATATTATGGTAGAGTCTAAGGCTAAGAACTTGGCAAGCATTGCACTTTACGAATCTATATAACCTTCTTGTGCTATAACAGCATCAAGCATTTCAATTGGAAATCTAAGAATTAAATGAGCCCTATCTGTTTCTCCGTTATTGATTACAGAGTGTTCTAGTTTTGTATTAAGAATATATACACTTCCATCTGCATCCATAGTTTTTTGTTTTCCGTCTACAGTAAAAATAAAATTGTTATCTGAAATAATAGGTATGTGTATTTTGTAAAAGTCGTGATAATCTATGTGTTTACCTAAAGACGATCTAGGAGGCATAACTGTTAATGCTGTTCCTTCTGCCATATAAAAATGACGTTTGATTAGATTAACATAACCAAAATTAAGTTTTGTTTCTTTGAAATATGGATTTCTATTTTTAGTTGTATCGTAAGGAGCATTTGGAATTGTTATATCATCGTAGTCGGTATCAATCTGCCAACCATATATATTTTTTATGTTGTATCCTTCTCCAATAGCAAAGTTGCAATCTCGCCAATCCACAATACCACTATGCCAACGTAAGTCGTCGTGGTCTAACTTTACTGTATTATAATAATCTGTAAGTTTGTTAATATTTACAGTGGTGTTTAGTTTGATTATATCGAATGTCATTTTATATAATTATGCCAACTATCGTGTTTGATTTTTAATTGAAGTAATTCTTTGTTTTTGATGAGGTCGTAGTAGGTGGGGCGATAAGGTTCACGTAATGGTTGCCGACCTAACTTGTCACCTTTTTCCACATTACACGGTCCACAAGCAGTTACACAGTTTTCCCAAACATTACGTCCACCTTTACTAATAGGTATAATATGATCTACTGTGCATTTATTTCTATGGGGTAGTTGTTCATTGCAATATAAACAAGTGAACTGGTCTCTTAAGAAAACATTATACTTTGAGAATCTAACACTTGTGCTTTTTTTAATATAGTCCTTTACAATTACAACAGCAGGAACTTTAGTTTCCCAACTAGGACTACTGATAATCCAATTGTCATACCATTCTAATACTGTAACACGTTCTAACACCAGTTGTTTGATAGATTCCTGCCAGGAAATAGTGCTTAGAGGTAATATAGAATAAGGTTTAGCGTCAGCGTTTAATACTAGGGTATCCAATTAATTTCACCACTTCTTCGTATAACACTACTATTTACACTAAATACGTAAGATGTTAAAAGAACTGAAAGATATTATTATTGAAGCGGACACAAAGCGTCCAACATTAGTACTTAACCCATTACCGTATGCACGTGATGCATTAGAACCGGTAATGAGTAAGGAAAGCGTTGACCTCCATTATGGGAAACTTTCCAAAGGATATGTTGATCGCTACAACAATAAAGAAGGTGACGATAAGTTTAACTTTGGCGGAGCGCATTTACACAACTTGTATTGGGCGCACCTCCAACCACCTACTTCAGGGAACACACCATCAGGCAGATCGCTCGAACTTATTGACAAAAAGTTTGGGTCTTTCCAAAATTTCAAAGAGAAGTTTATTGAGAAAGCCAAAAGTCTACAAGGTTCTGGTTGGGTATATATGGATGTTAAAGGAAAACTAGATACAATTCCTAATCAAGATTTTCAACGTGGAACTGAAATTGTTATGCTAGTTGATATGTGGGAACACAGTTATCTATTAGATAAAACTAAAGACAAATATCTTAACGATATATGGCGTATTTTCAATTGGTCGATTATCAACGACAGATTAACAGGAGAATAAAATGTTCAATTGGTTGAAAAACCTATTCGGGTCAGCAAAAACTGAACCATTAGTTTTAACAGAGGAAGTCAAGGCAACTAAACCAAAGACTACCGCTGCTAAAAAGCCTGCTGCAAAGAAAAAAGCACCGGCTAAAAAGAAGTCTACTGCTATTGTAAGAAATAAAAGTAAGACTACTAAAAAGAAAACCACCAAAAAGGAGAAGTAAATTATGTTAGACAAATTTAAATCTTGGGTAGGAAAAGCATTTCAAGAAAGAACATCTTGGGATGGTGCAGTTTTAATTGCATTTGGTATCATTGTGTTAATTGCAAAACCTTTAGCAGGTTTATTAGCATATGCTGCTATTGCATACGGCGCTTGGACTATTTGGAAAAGCGAATAGTAAATGCCAGACGCAGTTAATCTAACAGATTCTGCAATTAAGCATATGGAAGGCTTAATTGAAAAGACCGGCAAGCCTATTGTCCGACTTCAAATGAAGGGTGGTGGGTGTGCCGGATTTTCATATGACTGGCAGATGGCTGATTCTAAAGAATTAGATGACGAAGTTATTAAATTACCTAATGGTGAATTCTGCATTGACAGTGCAAGTTTGCTATATCTAATAGGAACTGAAATAGATTACATTGAAGAAGTATTTGGTTCTTATCTATCTATTAAAAATCCCAACTCAACATCAAGTTGTGGGTGCGGTGAAAGCGTAGGCTTTTAATTGTTCCCAATTATAATGTCTGTATCAACAGGCATATCCCACATTTGCTTTTGTTCAACACCCTTTCGCTGTGCAAAACGCTTTGCATCACAATCTTTACATACGTGGAAATAGTTATTATTCAGCCGGGCTCTACTGATCTTTTTTAGATCCCTGGTAAATACATTGTCACAATTGTCACACTGGAGTTTAACTACAGTTTTAGTACGCTTATAAACGTGTTCTTTACCGTGTTTACTCTTACGTTTGTGAGTAGTTTCTTTTTGTTCTGTGCCTAAAAACATACTTGTATTTACATTCGGCTTATAGAACTTAGAGATAAATATTGATAAGAAACAGAGTGTTTAGGGGATAAAATGGCAAGAAAAGTTATTGATACAGGTGCAGTAGGTAACGACGGTACTGGCGATAGTATTAGAGATTCGTTTCAAAAGGTAAACGATAACTTTAGAGAACTATATAGCTCATTAGGTTTAGGTGAAAGACTTACTTTTATTGGACTTAATGATTCACCGGCAACTTACTTAGGTAATGAAGGTGCTGTTTTAGCAGTCAACCCTACTACAGATGCTATTGTATTTAAAAATATTGTTGGCGGCGTAGGTGTTGCCGTTGATGATACTACTAATCCTAGTGAGATTAGTATTTCAACAGAATTTAGTGAGATCTCAGGTGATACATCACCACAACTTGGTGGTAACTTATCTGCAAGATCAGGTGGTAACCAATACAGAATAAAAGATTTAACTACACCGGTTAGCGATGATGAAGGTGCTAACAAAGGATATGTAGATACTAAAATTTCATTACAAGGTGTTAATGCAGTTGATCCAGAAACTGGACAAACAAATAGTGCATTCGGTACTATGGGCGGACCACTTGTACTTTCAAGAGATCCAGAACCAGACGATGATATTACATACGATGGCTTAATTGCTGCAACAAAACGTTATGTTGATAGTTCATCATTTGGATCTAGTGTTAACTTGTATGTTGCAACTTCAGGTGCTGACGAACGTCCGGGAGTAAGTGAAGAATTACAAGGTAGAGCTCTAGCATACGCATATAGATCTATTGAAGCAGCACTTAAACGTGCAGAAGAAATTGTTTTAGGTTCAGAAAAAGAAATTGGACCATACAAAAAAGTTTTAACATATAATAATGGCGCAGATGATGTAACCCTAAGTGCTATTGAAACATCACCAGATTCAGGAGTAGGATTTGCAGGTTCAGTTACGCTAAGTGTTGACTCGATTAGTATTGCCACAGTAGGTGCAAACTATCTACCAGGTGATATCATTACACTAGATGGCGGAACAGGTTCTCCAGCAAAGTATGAAGTTTTAAGTACAGCAAGTACACCAGGTGCACTTGTTACTTTCAGACAAATTAGTTCAGGTAACTATTCAGTATTACCAGGTAGCACAAATGTTGCTACAACTTCTAATTCACAATTTGGTACAGGCGCTACATTTAATGTAACCTACAGAGTTGCAGGTGTTACTATTAATAATCCAGGTAGTGGATATAGTTTAGTATCAGTTAGAATTACAGGTGGCGGCGAAACAAACGGTGGCTTTGGTGTTGCACAAGTTGTAGGAGGCGAAATTGTAGGAATTGAAATTACAGATCAAGGTGCTGGATTTACAAGTATTCCAACAGTAGTTGCTGACTTACCAAGATTCTTACTAAGAACAGAAGGACAAAGAACTGACTTTACAGGTGATGTATTAACAGATACTCCTGTTGCATTTAGAACACGTGACATTAGAGAAGGATTATTTTTACGCGGTGAAGATTCAGGCGCACTGGCACAGATATTAGGACATACAGGGGCACTTGATAGTTTAGGTAATGAAATTTTTGATGTTGATATTAAGTATGGTGACTTTACAGTAGGTGAAGTTATTTCATATGGTGATGTTAGTAACCAAATTAATATTACAATTAAAGTAGAAAGTGGCATTTATGAAGAACATTATCCTTTAAAAGTTCCGCAGAACGTTTCTATTGTTGGTGATGAATTTAGACGTTGTATTATTAGACCTAAACCAGGAACATCAAGTTCACCTTGGGCATTTCAAAAGTTTAGACGTGATACAGTAATTGATGGACTTCAAGTAACAGATAGATTGTATGGTCATCATTACTTGCACGATACATCACAACCAGTTTATCCAAAGATTGATAATGCTGGTAATTATAAAAACTCAGCAACACTTCTTAAACTTAACAAAGTGTTTATTCAAAACGAAGTTGTTGAATGGATTGATAATCAAATAGCAAATAGTATTGCTCCTTTTGATATAACATTCCAATACAATAAAAATTTATGTAAACGTGATGTTGGATTACTACTTGATAGTATGATCTTTGATTTAAGGTACGGCGGTTACAATAGAACTATATCGGCAGCACTAAAATATTTTGAAAGTGCAAGTGGAAGACTTGCAATCACAACACAGTTATCAGAAACAGTTGCAGGTATTAGACGTATTGAATATCTTGCAAGTTTTATTCTTAATAACCTTCCAGTAGGAACAACATTCCAAAGTACTTTCCCACAGATTGTTGATACAGCATATCTAAAAGAAACAGGTACAGAAGATGTATTCGAAGATTTAGTTGATGCAGTTGTAGATGTAATTAGTAGTTCAGGTAGTGTAAACTATCCACAAGAAAACCAATACCTTGATGTATTCCTAGCAAACGATGCAGTACGTTGGCAAGGTATTACAATGCAAGGACACGGAGGCTTTGGTCTTGTACTTGATCCGGAAGGACAGATCCTTGCTAAATCACCTTATGCACAAGAGTGTGCTGCATTTAGTAGATCAATTAATAAACAAATATTTGCAGGTGGTATGTTTGTTGATGGTTTCTCAGGTAACTTACAATTTGAACACTTATCTTCAACCACTGATACAAGATTAGGTGTAGGCGGATTAGAAAGATTCCCACAACTACCTGCATCGTTTATTGTAGATGACGCAGTATTTAGAATTAACTATGTTAGAGACTTTGTATACAGTCCTAGCGGTTCAACTGCTACATTTGTACTTGATGAAACAACACCATTTACTAGACCACCAAATTATCAAACACTTTTAAGTGTAAGTGTTGCTGATCCTGGTATATTTACTAATAATGATCATAGACTACAATCAGGTGCAATTTTAAGATTTAGATCAGTGGGTGGCTCTTTGCCTGCACCACTAGTAGCAGGAAGAGACTACTATGTTTTTGAAGATGGTTTAACAAATAATACTTTCCAAATTAAAGATTCATTTGATGGTAGTGTTCCATTAGAAATTACATCAGGTGGTAGCGGCACTATTCAATATCAAAGAATTTATGAAGTATTGATGCCTGGTAACAGATCAATGCTTTCAAATGACTTTACACAGGTTGCTGATATGGGTTACGGCCTAATTGCAACTAACGGTGGATTAACTGAATCAGTATCAATGTTTACATATTACTGTTATGCATCATACTATTCAATTAATGGTGCACAGATACGTTCAGTGGGTGGTTCGTCCGCACACGGTATATTTGCACTGGTAGCAGAAGGATCAGATCCTTTAGAAGTACCAACACCGGTAACATTATTTAATGACCTTGCGCAAAGAGTAGATGTTTATGCACCTACTCCTGCATTTGCTACAGCAGCAAATGGTTTATTTGTACACGTTACCAACTATGACTATACACCATTAAACAATTCAGAACTAGAAGTTGACCACGGTAATTTAATATTTAGATATCCAGTTACATCTGTAACTACACAGGATTTACCTCCAGGAGTTGCAAGACTTAACTTAACATCAGACGAAACAGGTAACTTCGATGGATTATTTGATGCTATTCCAGATGGAACAAAATGTACACTACGTTCAAATTCACAAGTTGTGTTAACAGGTGATATTGTTAATGTTGCTACTAGACCATCAACAGGTTTAAAACTTGCAGAATCATCAAACGTCTATCGTGTACTACAGTTTGAAGACTATACAGATACAAGAGGAAATTTTGAAGTAGAATTTACACCAGGTGCAACTGCAACTGTTTCAATGTTTGGAATAATTGATAGCACAGATTCAACAACTGATATTGCAACATTTACGTTTCCTCATAGATTAAGAACTGGTGATACTTTTGTACCAAGCTCTACAGCAGTTGGATTTACTGCTGGTGTAACTTATTATGTCAAAGATGTTCCTAAATATGACCAAGTTATATTTTCGACATCACCAGGTGGTACAACTTTACCATTAACTACTGGTTCAAGTTTAGCATTAAAAGGTTTAATTCCTCACAAACAGTTACGTAATTACATCTTTACATTTGAATCAACTGGTACTTTGCCAACGGGAATAATTGAAGGACAAAAGTATTATGTAAAAGAAACTGGACTAACAACTACTACATTCCAAATTGGTGAAAGTGAAACAACTAATGCTATTGGAGTTACAGATGCTGGTACTGGTACAATTACTGCAAACATTGAAGGATTAGGTAAAACTACACTTAGAGAAAACTACGACTACATTGATTTAACACTTTATAAGCCAGGCGAACTTGTTGGAACTACAGGTGCAGGTCTTACGTATTCAGAAGGACCTAAAACAGGAGTTACAATTAGTATTGGTGCTCCGGCAGTGTTTACAAGTACAACACACGGATTAACACAAGGCGATTGTATTGTTTTCCAAACAACTGATACATTGCCAACAGGTATTAACGAAAGTGTACACTATTTTGTTTACAGTACACCTACTGCTGATACATTTACAGTAAGTACAGAATGGCCAACATTGAGTGCTGCTGTACAAGTAGAATCATTTGCTCCGCAGGCAGGAACACACACTTTTGGTAAAGTAAAAGGTGTAGCAGGCGACACTGAAGTTGCTGTTGTTCCAGTTGCTCCTGCTGATAGATCAAGAGTACCTAATTCAAGAGTTGTATTCAAAGGTGAAGAATACGTAATTACTAGTTACGAATCAGAAGATGATATTAACGTAAAACCTTATGCAAGAATTACTCTTGACAGACCATTAGAAGATAGTTTACTAGACTATGGTGCAACATACACCATCAGAAGTGCTGTACCAGTAAGAAGTGTAGGAGCAGATGGTAACCTAACTATTAGAATTTCATTGACTCGTGTTACATCACACGATTTACTTGACATTGGTACAGGTTCATATGCAGATACAAACTATCCAAATGAAATTTACGGTCCACCTGTTAATGCTGTAAACGCAGCAACTGAAACAGATGAACGTGATGTGGGACGTGTGTTCTACGTAACCACTGACCAATTTGGTAACTTTAGAGTTGGTCCATTCTTTAGCGTTGACCAAGGTACTGGACAGGTTACATTCTCAGCAGCGATTGCATTGAGTAACTTGGACGGACTTGGATTTAAACGTGGTGTTCCAATTGCAGAATTTAGTACAGATTCAGGATTTAGTGATAACGCTGTTGATACTGTACCAACTGAAAACGCAACTAGAGTTTATTTAGAAAGACGTTTAGGTAAAACACACAACGGTGCAGCAGTACCGCAAGGTAACTTAATACCACCATTAAGCGGCGGCTTCTTAGCACTAGACGGTGGCCTTCCAATGAAAGGTCCGGTAGATATGAATGTGGTTAACAAAATAGTTAACCTTGCTGATCCTACTGATCCAAGAGACGCTGTTAACCTTAGAAGTTTAACATTTGAAAATATTCAAAACTTTGGATTTAATGCTGTTAAGGCAAATGAATTTATTGTGTTTACAGGTGTTGGTCAAGAAGCGATCAACGTAAGCGTTGTTGGAGACATTGACTTTAACATTGATTCAACTGCAAATACTATTGATGCACAAATTAATCCAGACACAATTTTAAATGCTGATGTTAATAGCACAGCAGGTATCGAGCAATCAAAACTATTAATGAACCTTGCAGGTACAAGTGCAGCAGCACCGACAGGTACACAAGCAGATAAACAAGCAGCAAGTGGTGTTGTTAGTTTTGACGATGCACAATTTGTAGCAAGTAACGGTTGGATTACACTTAAAGATAATGGTACTCCAAGAAGTGCATTAGCACAAGTTACAGCAAGAAGTGTAATTGGTAATAATCAACTTACAGTTGACGATGCAGCAGATGTTCCATTTACAACTGTTGTAGATAACGGTGGCGGTGTTAAAAAATCACAATACAGTAGCATTGGATTCTTACGTAGAACAAATAGCGTAAGTAACACTGACGATTTAGATTATACAGTTATTGATGCAGTAGCAGCATATACTGGCACAGGTGATAATAATACACTTATCCAAAGAGACAGTAATGGTGACTTTGGTGCAAACAATGCAGACTTTAGTACACTTAAAATAGATACTAAGACTGCAATTGATACAGGAACTATTTCATCAGGTGGATTTATTAGACTTTACACTTACGGTGGTAATGGCGGTATCTATTTACAAGATGGTTCATTAGCAAGTGATAAAACTAACCAATACTGGAATAACAAACACGAATTTAAAACACAAGACGGTTTGAGTAATGCACCTATTACAGCAAGTAGTGTAGAAACACTAGTGCTGACTACAGGTGGTAATACTACAACTGGTACTGTAACTGGTAGATGGTCACTAACAGGTTCATCACCAAACGAATCAAGGTTTGAAGCAACTTATGCTGCTGACCTTGCAGAATACTATGAAGGTGACAAGGAATATGAAGTTGGAACAGTATTAGTATTCGGAGGTGACAAGGAAGTTACTACTACAAAAGATAAAATGAGTAGAAAAGTAGCAGGTGTTGTTTCTGATAGAGCAGCATATGTTATGTACAGTGCTTGTCCTGGACTTAAAAATCTTGTTGCATTACAAGGTAGAGTTCCTGTAAAAGTAGCAGGTAAAATTGAAAAAGGTGACACACTTGTAACTTCACATATTGAAGGTGTTGCAGTTGCATCAGATGATCCTAAACCAGGAACAATTATTGGTAAAGCAATTGAAGCATATGATAGTGATCATATAGGCACAATTGAAGTAGCGGTAGGGAGATCATAATGGCATTTGATAATAACGTAAGTCCGGGTACACCACCGCTTAATTGGCAAAAAGTCAAAGATGCATTTGATATAATAAATCAGAACTTTACACAGATAGGTTCTGCCATTGCACAGTACAGACCCGTAACAATTATTAACATTGACAATAGCAATCCTGTAAAAGTTACTACAAGTGGTAACCACGATTTACCAGCAGGTTCACGTGTAAACATTTTAAGCACAGGTGTTTCACAACTAGACGGTAATGAGTTTTATGTAAGTGTAAGCAGTGCAGACGAAGTATTACTTTACACTGACGAAGCATTAAGCATAGCAGTAGATGGTGCAACACACGATGCTTATCCATCGTCAGGTGGTGTTATACAAGGATACAGTCCTTTTGCAAATATTGACTTTGATGTATTTAGAAATAATATTATACCTGCAGATACAGGTATTTACAATTTAGGAAGTTTTAGTAAGCAATGGAAAGAAGTACACATTGAACCTAGCAGCGATGTACCAGGTAGTGAGAATAATGGTTTATGGTTAGGACTTGCTAAAATTGAAGGTAATGGAACTGTAATTAATCTTCCAGTCGACTCAACTGTAGACGGAACAAAAATTATTGATCTAGATAAAACTTTCTTTAAAGAAGTACAAGTAGATAATGAAAATGCAGTTGTAGCAGATGAATTCGTTGACAGTTTAAACTTGATTAGCGGCACTGCTATGCAACTTACTGTTGACAGTAGTGCAGAAAGTATTACATTTACAAACACAGGTGTTACACAATTAGCAGGTAGCACAGGTGTAAGTGTAAGTGCTGCAACAGGAAATATAACATTAACAAATACAGGTGTTACAAGTGTAGGAAATGGTAATACTTTACCGACAGGACTGCCAGTAGGATCAGGTATTGCAAGAGATAACACTACTGGTGTAGTTACAATGACTAACACAGGTGTTATTGATCTTGATGATGGTTTTGGTATTACACTTTCAAGAGACGATGCAACAGGTATTGTTACAGTAACCAACGCTGCTCCAGCAGTTAATACATTTGGAACATTTGCTGTCCAAGGACAATCAGATGTACAACCCGATAACACTTCAGATACTTTAGAATTTGTTGCAGGTTATGGAATAGGAATTACAACAGACGGCCTTAATGATAAAATTAATTTTGCTTTTGATCCTAATGTGGATATTAATGGTAGTGTATTTGCTGATGATAGTACGTTGCTTGTTGACGGTGTTATGGGTAGAATTGTTGCTGATGTTTATGCTAACGTATTTGGTAATGTTACTGGTAACTTAACTGGTAATGTAACTGGAAACACAACTGGATATCATACAGGTGATGTTACAGGTAGTGTGTTTGCAGATGATAGCACAAAATTAGTAGATAGTGTTGATAGTACTTTTAATTTAGATGGAACTGTAGGCACTAATGTTATTGCAGATCAAAATAATCAATACGATTTAGGATCTAGTGCAAAACAATTTAAAAACTTATTTTTATCACAGCACATAGAACTAGGCGGAAACATTGTTGCAATTGGAAATGTATCAGCAGCAACACTAAATGGAAACTTAGTTGGTTACCAAACTGGTGATATGACTGGTTCAGTATTTGGTGATGATAGTACAAAACTAGTAGACGGTGCCGAAAGTAAAATTGTTGGCCCAGTTGAATCAGATAATATTAGAGGATCATTTATAGGAACAGTGTTTGCAGATGATTCTTCTGCAATTATAAATGAGGAAGGTACAGTATTAGGAACAATTGCTCCTGGTGCAGCAGCACCTGCATCAGAAACAGAAGCAGCACCTGTAGGTGAAATTAGAGTTGATGACAATTATGTTTATGTCCGCAAGAGTACGGGCTGGGGCAAAATTGCAATCGGCGGTTGGGTATAGGAGCGGATAGATGGCAAAACTAACAGTAAACATTGGCTCTAGTGCAAACGATAGAACAGGTGATAATCTACGTACTGCCTTTAATAAATTAAATTCAAACTTTGATGAAATATATCTAAGTGTAGATACTTTGACTTCACAGGTTGCTACTATAACAGGTAGCGGTACTAGTAACAGCGCATCAGGCAATACAATTGTAGGAGACATACAAGGTTCAGTTATTGCTGAAGATTCAACTGTATTGGTAGACGGAGTTGGTGGTGCAATTGATGCTAGTAACTTAACAGGTGCTTTACCGGCAATAGATGGTAGTGCATTAACTGGTGTTGTAAGTGCATTTAGCGACTTAACAGGAACACCAACTACAATAGCAGGTTATGGAATAAGTGATGCCTATACAAAAGCAGAAGTAGATAGTTCTATTGCTTCTGTTACAGCAGGACATTTTGATTTTAATATTACAGGCGATGACTCAACTGTAAGAACAGTAACTTCGGGTAGCACATTACAAATAACAGGTGGCACAGCAATTACCACAGCAAGTGATGTGGACGGTAATATTACTATTAACGGTGTTGCACAGGATTTTGCGTTTTCAAGTTTAACAGGAACACCAACTACATTGGCAGGTTATGGGATTACAGATGCAGCAACCTTAGCAGCGCCAGCATTCACTGGTGCAGTAGACTTTACTGGTGCAACAAGTGTAGACTTTACAAGTGTAACTGTTACTGGCTTAGCAAGTCACACAGAAACAGATCCAGTAGTAGGTGCTATCAACGGTATTGTAAAAGCAGACGGCGCAGGAAACATTTCAGCGGCAGTGGCAGGAACAGATTATCTAACAACTGTTGCGTTTAGTGATTTAACAGGTACACCAACCACAGTAGCAGGTTATGGAATTACAGATGCATTTGATGGAGCATTTGGTTCATTATCAGGCACGCCAACTACACTGGCAGGCTATGGAATTACAGACGCCGCAACACTAAACAATATGGCTCCAACAGGTGCAGTTGACTTTACAGGTGCAACAAGTGTAGACTTTACTGGTACAACAATTACAGCATTAGACTCATCAGGACTTACTAAACCTATTGACCTTGACGATAATGAGGAAGTTAGGTTTGGCACTGATAATGATATGAGAATATATCACAGTGGGACAACAGGTAACATCGATAACAACACAGGCTCTTTGATCATAGACGGTAGCACAGTGAGAATACAAGATGGCGCATTGGCAAATACTGCTATATCAGCCGCAAACGGTATTGCTACACTTTATCACACAAACACAGCAGTATTAAACACAACAGCAGGTGGGATAAAAATAGAAAAAGGCGTTTTAGAAAAGTTTGCTACAACTAACAGTGCTACAGGAGTTACAGCATTAGATTGTTCAACAGGACACGTTCATTATCTAACAGGTGCGTCAGGTGATATCACAGCAAACTTTACAAATTTAAATTTAACAGTAGAATACGCAACAAACATTACAGTAATTATTAACCAAGGTGCTACACCTTATGAAGTTACCGCTGTCCAAATAGGAGGAGCGGCACAGACCATTAATTGGCAAGGTGGTGTGGCTCCTACAGGAAACGCAAACGGAATTGATTCATTCTCATTTACTATATTAAATGATGGTGGCGCTTACGTTGTGCTTGGACAGATGGTGGACTTCACATAATGCCGATATTATCAACAGCAACAGGTAGTTTTTTCGCAGGACGTAGAGCAAGTACTTACAGTAGTGCGGCTTGGGATCCTTCAACAGATATTACTGCCGCGGCTTGGCTTGATGCAAGTGATACTTCAAGTTATTCAACCAGTGGATCAAATGTTACAGCAGTCACAGACAAAGCAGGCAATGCCACAGTCACAGTGACCGGCACACCCAATATAACAAACACACTGGACAGCAAAAATGTTTGGACATTTACATCAGGAGAAGATTTAACCACCGACGAGGTTGCACAAGCCAGCAGTGGCAATCACTGGGCTATTGGTGTAATGCAATGGAATCAGATCAACGACACACAGGATAGTTTCTGGAGTTTAGATACTACAGGTAGTCCAAAAAGATGCTATGCTGTAAGTGCTAGTAACGCAAGTGCATTTGATGGTGAGTTGGACCTAGACGCTTTGAGCAATCCGAACAGGATATCATCAACCATAGGTAATGCCCAGGACTTTGATTCAGGTATTGCTCAAAACACTTGGGTTATTATTGGTGCTATATTCAACAAGACAGGCAACCAGATTGCTGTTAGAGTAGATGGTGATAATGCATTTACACCTGTGAATGACTATGATAATAGTCTACAAACAAATATGGATTTAAGAATATTTAGAAACCGATCCAACGAACGAATGCAAGGTCAAATGGCAGAGTTTTTTACTGTAGCAGACGTTCCAGGCACAGGCGGTACAGATATAACAGATTTTGAAAAAGCAGAAGGTTATCTTGCTCACAAGTGGGCACTAACAGGCAATTTACCTGTAAGTCACCCATATAAGAGCACAGCACCAACAGGATAAATACTACAAATAGGAAAGCAAAATGGCAGATTTACAAACAATTAATATAGGAAATGTAGTTAACGACGGACTAGGTGACGATCTAAGAACCGCATTTGAAAAAGTAAATTCTAACTTTTCTAGTTTAAATGCTGAACTTACAGTAGAGGTTATCAATTTATCTAGTTCAGGCACAGGATTATTTAAAGAAAAAGTAGGAAACGAACTACGCTTTAAAAGTCTACAAGGCGGTGCTAAAATTATTCTAAATGAAAGAACTGATACAGTAGAAATTGCTAGTACAGCACCTGATTCATTTACACGTTTTGATACAGATGCAGGAATAATGAGAGCTAGTGTGAATGAGGCGATCAGTGTACAAGGTACATTTGCTCCAGGTAGCGAAACACTTATAAAAGATATTGAAGTAACATCTGATGGTAGCACAGGCTTAAAAATTAAAAATATTATTCCTGTAACAGAATACTTAACAACATATGATTTTGGCAGTATTAACGGTTCATATGATAATGCTTTACAACTAAACTTTAATGCAGCAAATATAGAATTCGGCACACTGACACTTAATTCAGATTTAGATTTGGATTGTGGCGGATTGACGTAAGGAGGTAACCTATGGCAGTAACTTGGAACACGCCAGCAGGAGACCTAGGAATTCTAGAAGAAAGAATCACTGTTGACATCCCTTTAACTGCAACAACTACACTTAATGAAGATGTAACTTACAAAGTTATATCTGGAAAACTTCCTGCTGGTTTACAATTACTAGGTAATAGAATCAAAGGAACACCGGGAGAAGTTGTAAAGTTTACTGAATCTAGATTTGTAATACGTGCATCGGATTCACAAGATGAAAAAGATAGAACTTTTAAATTATCTGTGGACGGTGCAGATATACCTGAATGGGTAACAGAAGAAGGATTTATAAATGTAGGAGCAGGTGCTGCATATTTTGTTTTAGATGATGCAGAAGTAGACTTCCAATTAGAAGCAAGAGACAATGATGTAATTGCAGGAGATGTATTAGAGTTTTACCTTGTTCCTAATAGTGGACAATTACCTCCAGGTTTAACAATGAGTAAAACTGGACGTATAAAAGGATTTACAAAACCAGTCAATGCAGTTGCGTATAGTACTGAACCTATCGGTGCATATGATACACAAGCATTTGATGTAACAGGATTAGATATTGGTAAGAACAACAGTACAGGTTTTGATACGTACATCTATGATACATTAAATTATGACTACAGTGAAAGAGGTGTAACACCTAAAAAATTAAGTAGAATTTACACATTTAGTGTTGCAGTGACTGACGGTGTTAATAACATTTCACGAATGTTTAAAATATATGTTGTTACAGAAGAATTTTTACAAGCAGATAATACACTTGTACAAGTTGATACAAACTTATTCCAAGCGGATAGTAGTAGAGATAGAACTCCGCTTTGGATTACAGACAGTTACTTAGGTAGATATAGAGCAAATAACTATCTTACTTTACAACTAGACGTGTATGATCCTCCAAGTCTTTCAGGAACAATAATTTATTTTATACTTGCAAATAATCCAGATGGTACTCCAAGTACTATTCCGCCAGGACTTGTGCTAGATAATACAACTGGAGAAATTGCAGGTGTTACTCCATATCAGGCTGCTGTAACTAAACAATATAAATTTACAATGCAGGCAATTAACTATCCGTTAATTCTTGCAGATACAGAATATACACTTGTAGGAGATTGGAACAGTAAAATTGTTTACTTGCCAGACCAAGCAGTAAGATTTTTAGGACAAATATGGATTGCTAAAGTTGCGAACAAAGGTGAAATACCTGGAACAGGAACTAGTTGGAATTCAAGTGTTTCAACTTCTGAGAAAACATTTACAGTTGACTTAATAGGTGAAATTGAAAGTGCATTAGAATGGAATACTGATTCAGACTTAGGAACTATTAAACCTAATCAACCTAGCACAAAAAGTGTCAATGCAACAAGTTTACTTTATGGCGGTAGAGTTGCTTATAGTATTACAGACGGTGCTCTTCCTCCTGGTTTAGACTTTTTACCTACAGGAATAATACAAGGCAAAGTAAGACAGTTTGCAGATAGTTCTGATCCTGGATTGACTAGATTTTATGAACAAGATAGTGCAGGTGCAGATCAGTCTACACTTAGTAGGGATTTCAGTAGTATATTTGACGGGGATACTACAAGTTATGATAAAGTTTATACGTTCACTGTAAAAGCACAAGACGGAGCAACTTTTTCAGAATTAGAAAAAACATTTACACTAACAGTTGTTGCTGACAATGAAAAGACTTTTGCCAACATTTATGCAAGGGCATTTCCATCTAAAGAAAAAAGATTAAATTGGTTTAACTTTATTACCAACTCACAAGTATTTAAAGCAGAAGATATCTATAGATATGGAGATGCAAACTTTGGTATACAAACTGATTTACAATGTTTACTATTTGCAGGTATTGAGAGCAAAGAAGCAGTAGCATATGTTCAAGCACTAAGCCGTAATCACTATGATAAAAGATTTAATTTCGGCACTATAAAAGTAGCAAAAGGTAAAGACCCAGTAACACAACAAACACTTTACGAAGCAATTTATGTTGACTTACTAGATCCTTTTGAAAAAGGAAACAAGAGTATAAGTGAAACTGTAGAACTAAAAGATAATATTAATAGTAAGGTTCTTGTAAGTTATCAGGGTATTAGAATAGACAGTGATATTCCGTTAGTAAGCGACAGAGATGTACAGCGTGTTTTTCCTAACAGTATAAAAAATATGAGAGAACGAATTGGTGCTGTAGGACAACGTGATAGAGAATTTTTGCCACTATGGATGCGCAGTATCCAAGATGATGCACAAGCGGAACTAGGTTATACAAAAGCATTAATACTATGCTATGCCAAACCAGGGCGTTCTAATGCTATTTTAGCACGTATAAGAGCCGAAAATTTTGACTTTAAACTGTTAGATTTTGTTGCTGATCGCTTTGTAATTGATATTATCGACGGTGAAATTCAGGATCAATACCTTAAATTTCCACAAAAACGTATTACAAATCACAGAAACAGTACAAGTGTATCACAAAATTTAGGGAACTAATTTAAGATATGCTAAATACTAACACAAAACAATTGGAGATATAACCGTGGCAAGTACTATTAATTTTTTAGGTATTAACGAAAACTTTCCAGTTGCCGGGCAAGATAATGATACACAAGTGTTTAGAGACAACTTTGACACTATAAAACAAAGCCTAGCATCTGCTAAAGAAGAAATTACCGATTTGCAGGGCAACACTGCAAAACTAAACTTAGACAATGATTTTGAATTAAACAAAATTCAAAGAGCATTATTACAGAACAATAGAACACAAAAGTTCGACGGCGGAACAATTTCTGCAAGTCCTACTACTATTGATTATGAAAATGGTGATTATCAAATCTTTAGAATTGCTGCAAATATTACAATGGACTTTTTAAATTTTCCAGGCGATCCTGTATTTTCTTCAGAAACAACTCCAATTGGTATGGGAAAAACAACACTGGAACTTTATAATAGCGGTAGCGAAAATCACACTATTACATTTGTATCTTCAGGCGGAACTGTGTTTAAGAAAGACGCAACTTTTCCTGCTGTGCTTACACTTGACTCAACACAAGATCCGCACTTAATTGAAGTATGGAGACATAGTGTAGATAAAATCTTCTTAAGATACTTAGGTCAATACTCATAATGTTTCATCCTTTTCAAGAGGATCCAAAAGAACTAACTGATACTGAAATCACTAATAAGATTTCCGAATTGGGTAGAAAATATAGCCAAGCGGCCAAATTAGGCAACAATCAACTGTTGACACAACTCCAAACATTTGTTACAATATACAGAGATGAATTACGTAGAAGAGCAATGCAACCTACTACAAACGCAAATGATGATAAGGATTTGGATCAACTAATTAATGTCGACTAAGTTTACACAAGAACAAATAGTAGAAGGAGTACTTAAACACGGTACAGATATCCTTGAGCATTGTCTTGTGGTTGATAACATAGACAACTATGTTAATATTGTTGAAAAAGAACATTTACGTTATCCTATTCCAAAAACAGAATTTAATAAAGACAATTGGTTTATGCCACAAACATACAAGGATATGGACATAAAACAATATATACTTACAATGTGTAGAACAGAAGAACAAGTTCAGCGTGTAAACATTGAACTAGCAGAATATGAAAAACGTGGACTGCTTATGCTGTTGAAACAAATGAAATATATCATTGATACACTAAGAGAGAATAATATTGTATGGGGTGTTGGACGTGGTTCGAGTGTAGCAAGTTATACACTCTATTTGATGGGTGTACACCGCATTGACTCGATTAAATACAATATACCATTAAATGAATTCTTTAAAGGAGTATAAAGATGGCTAGAACAGTAAAAAGTATGCGTGGAAAAGAAATTGATATGGAAAAACTTAATCTTAAGAATGAGTTACTTCCAGCAGTTGGAAACGCAAAAGTTAACGCTCGTGGCGATGAAATTGGTAAAGGTGGAGAAATTGTAAGAACAAGAGAAGAAGTATTACAAGACTACTACAATAAAAATCCAAGAGCAGTTAAAGAAGAAATTGTAAATCGTAAGAAATAATTTTAGAAAGGTATAAACTATGATTGAAGGCAAGTTACGCCCTATTCGTGATAGAGTATTAGTGATGGGTATGCACTTTGGCGAAACAAAAACCAAAGGCGGAATTATTATTGGATCGGATGATGGTAAAGCACACGGTGTAAAGCCACGCTGGTGTCAAGTTTATGCAAAAGGTCACGAGAACAATGACCCATACGAAAAAGGTAATTGGATCTTAGTTGAACACGGTCGTTGGACACGTAAAATCAAAGTAAAAGATGAAACCGGCGAAGTTATCGAAATCCAAATGGTCGAAAACGAGGCTATCTTAGCATACACAGATGAAAAGCCAAAAGATGCTGATCTCGCTTACTACGGCCAAGAGTACTCAGACGGAGCAAGTGCTACATTTGATCCTAGTATGTTTGGTGCTCAATAAGCAGTACTAAATTCCGGACATAATCTAAATGTTAAGGCCTTCCTAGGTCCTTTTGTAGTATTGATTGATACTTCCCCTGATTTTGGATGAAATTCGATCTTTGTAATCTTAGCACGTTCATTATTCTTACCAACAAGTATTTCTTGTCCTAGTTCTAAATTAAGTGAAATGTTTCTAATCATAGGATTATGTCCTCCATAAACAACGAATGTTGTAAAAATATTTAGTATTTCACTTGACAAGAGTAAACAGATGTTATATAATATAACATATTAATACTAACAAGGAGTTAGAATGTTCACAGCAGTACTAATGACAATAGCAGGTTTGTTTATGTATGACAACTCGGCTTTTTTCGCACAAGTAAAAACAGAACGCGAATTGGGCTACAGATTTGAATATGTAGGTAAACGCCCAGCAGATGACTACAAATATAGTATTCCTGTAATAAACGAAGAAACAGGTGAAAAGTTTATCTATTGGGAACACAAAATTCCTGCGGATTATTGTACGGACGACGGTTGTCCAGAATTCAAAGAACTATCAAGTAAAGAGGAGTAGCAATTGGCCCAGGTAGATCTAAACAAATATAAAGACTTTGTAAAAGAAGTAACAAGCGATCAAAGCGACTCTGTTGCACATATGCATCATAGAATGGTCGAAATGAGTGATAAATGTAACCCGTCATTGCTTATGACAGGTGCTATTGGTATCGCATCAGAAGGAGGAGAATTTGCAGAAATTGTTAAAAAATGTGTGTTCCAAGGTAAACCAATGGACGATGAAACTGTATTTCATTGCAAACGCGAACTTGGTGACATTATGTGGTATTGGATTAATAGTTGCCGTGCTCTTGGTTTGGACCCTAACGATGTAGTAGCAGAAAATGTAAACAAACTTAAGGCAAGGTATCCAGGTGGAGAGTTTGATGTACACTATTCTGAAAATAGGAAAGAAGGAGATCTTTAGTGTCTGATCAAAATAAGATTTACAGTGACGGATTAAAATTTAAATCCTTAAACATAGAAGGCACTGTTGTCAAAAAAGACGATAGATATATTGTTAAAGATAACACTGTATTAAAAAATCTTATTGTAAGCAGCACTAGATTAAATCCTAAGAAAAGTACATCAGGTCATTTACATAAAGGACAAGAAGAAGTCTATATGTTCTTAGAAGGTCACGGCACTATGGAACTTGATGGTGTTATACACAAAGTAGAAGCAGGTGATACTGTTCTAATTCAAGATGGAGTCTTTCATCGTGTTCACGCAGATACAGTAGAACTATATTTTGTATGTGTGTTTGATGGAAGGAGAACCATTTGAAAGTAGGAGTAAGAGGAAGTAAACTTGCACTTGCCTATGCCAATAAGGCAATCCAACTTATGGGCGAGGGCGAAATAGAAATCATTAAAACAGATGGAGATTTACATCCTGATACTCCTATACACGAGATAGGTGGTAAAGGTGTGTTCTGTAATGCTATTGAGTCAGCACTTGCAGAAGGATTAATTGATGTAGCGGTACACAGTCTTAAAGATATGCCAGGTGATGTAGAACATCCTGACTTACATATCTGTGCAGTATTAGAGCGTAGCAGACCTAGTGATGTTCTTGTAGGGAAGGTGTTTGATAACTTTGTATTAGGAACTAGCAGTCCTAGACGTAAAGCACAACTAGAACAGTTTTATGCTAATCAAAACGTACAAGTCAAGCCTATTAGGGGCAACATAGATACAAGGCTTGCAAAATTAGACGCAGGCGAATACGATGCTATTGTACTTGCAGAAGCAGGTTTAGATGCATTAGGTATTAAAAGAGATTACACTAGGTTGCCTATTGTTCCAGCAGTTGGGCAAGGTATCATTGCATTACAAACACGCAAAGATGATACAGAAACAAATGCTGTAGTTAGTAAAGCAAACCACGAACTTACATACAGACAAGCACAATTAGAAAGAGCATTACTTAAAGGTATAAGTGGCGATTGTCATACAAAAGTTGCAGGTCACGCAAGAGGAGATAATCCTATCAAACTGGAGGCTGTGTATTATGAATAATAGACGAGTTGGATTTACAGCATCTGCTTTTGATTTATTTCATAGTGGACACGTTGCTATGTTAAAAGAAGCAAGAAGCAATTGTGATTATATGATTGTTGGATTGCAAACAGATCCAACTATAGATAGACCAAATAAAAATCAACCAATCCAAAGTGTATA